GAACTTGTTCGGCTCGTTCGTCCCCTTGTCGACCGCCGCACAGCCGATCTCGGTGAACCGGATCGGCTTCATGCCCGGCACCCAGGGCGAGGTGACCTGCACCGGCATGCCGCCGCGCCGCTCGACATGGGGCGACGACCACCAGCCGCGGATGTCCTTGTAACGATAAAGGAAATCGTCACCCTCGCCTGAAGGCGCGAACACCTCCGCCGCCCGTGTCAGCGGGCCTGCGTCCGCCTCGGGCCAGGGCGCCGTGGGCTCACCCACCACGTTGCTTCCCGCCACCTGCAACCAGCCGCCCTGAACGCCGCCCGACCATGAACCGCCCTGCAGCGCCCCGCCGCCCGATGTCGTCGCCTCGCCCCGCAGCTGCCCGTCGATCCAAAGGCGCACCCGCCCCGGCGCCGAGGGCTGCAGCTCCCACATCACCTCGTGCAGCCGCCCGTCAAAGGGCAGATCCGCCACCGCAAGGTCCAGAACCGCCGTCGTGCTATCCGACCCCGCCTTGGCCGCGCCGCCATCGCCCGCGCGCAGGCGCAAGGTGGCCCCGCCCTCCCGCAGGCCCAGCCACGTCCCCGTCCCGGACCCAGCATGCTGCCATAGCACGGCCTCCGTCGGCGCCTGCGGCAGACGCACCATCCCGTGAAACACCGCCGTCGCCTGCCGCACCACGGCGTCGGCGGCAAAGGCCCCGGTGGCACCGGGCGCCAGCGCCTCCAGCGCCTCCGATACGCGCCAACCGGGCGCTCCGGGCGTGATCGGCACCCGCCGCTGCGCCGCACGCGCCTCCTCGGTCGGGTAGTACCAGTCGAACCCCTCGCCACCCTCGATATTCGCGCGCAGGTATTTTGGGTCGTAAATCACGCCCCAACCGGCATCCGCATGATCCAGCCCGTCGCGCCAGTCGCTCAGCGGCATGTAATTGTCGATCCCGATGAAATCGATCTCGTCATCGGCCCAGAGCGGGTCGAGATGGAAATACACATCCCCCGACCCGTCCTGCGGCTGGTAGCCGAAATACTCCGACCAGTCCGCGGCATAGCTCAGCTTGGCGTCAGGCAGCAGCGCCCGGACCTCCGCCGCGAGCGCCCGCAGCCGCGCCACCGCGGGAAAGCCCGTCGCATCGCGCATCTGGGTCAGCCCGCGCATCTCCGAGCCGATGCAGAACGCATCCACACCCCCCGCCGCGGCACACAAAGCCGCCGCATGCAGGATGAACCGCGAATAGCTCCACTCGTCGGGCCCGTGATAGGCGACCGCCCCCGACGTCACCGTGAAATCCCCCGCCGTGACCGTGCCGAAAAAGGCATCGACCGCGGCCGTATTCGCATCGGTCCCGTCCGGGCTTCCCGGCTGGCCGGGCGCCAGATCGCCCGTGATGCGCCCGCGCCAGGGCAAGGCCGCCTGTTCCGCCTCGCCGTAAGGGTCCGGCAAGCCATTTCCGCCAAGGATTTCCATCAACAGGAAGGGATAGACCATCACCTCCTGCCCGCCCGCGCGCAGCGCCTCGATCGCCTCGATCACCGAGGCATCCGCAGGCGTCCCGCCATAGACCGGCCGCCCGTCGATCCGCGCCAGCTCCTCGGCCTCGGCCCGCGATATTCCCCCCGCGGTCCAAGGCATCTCGGCCCCGTCGCGGCTCTTGTCCTCGACCTTGGGTTTCACCCGGCACAGCCCGGCCCTCAGGTCATCGCCGAACCACGAATAGATCAGGCTGACCGAGGTCAGGTTCGGCAGACAATCGCGCATCTGCGCCAGCGCGATTGCCGCATCCGTGCCGCCTGCCCCGCTGCTTGTGTTCAGCGCCTGCACCTCGCCCAGACCCAGCTGCGCCGTCACCGGCCGCATCGCCAGCGCGTATTCCCCCGTGCCGGGCATCAGCGCGACCGAGCGCACCAACTCCGCCGCCGAAGGCAGCATCTCGCGCGCAGGCTGCGCCGGTCGGCTCACCTCGAAGGCGAACTGAGGCACCCGATTGCCGAAGGGCGTCAGGTCCAGGTCCTCCAACACGACATAGGCGATGCCCCGATAGGCGGGCACCTGCCCCGCCCCCTCGACCGCCTCCATCAGCGGATCGGGCATCTGGTCCGCGGTCCCGCGATAGACGCGCATCGTGACCGTCGTCAGGTCCAGCTCCACCCCATCGGCCCAGACGCGCCCCACGCGCCGGATCTCCCCTTCGCAGAGCGCGATGGCCAGGCTCACCGAATAGGAATAGGTCGTCGTCCGCGGCTGCGGCGGCGCGCCCTTGCCGCCGCCCGTCGTGCTCGTCGTCTCGACGAACCGCGTCGCCCAGATCACCTGCCCGCCCAGCCGCATCCGCCCGAAGAGCTGCGCCACCGGCGCGCCCTCGCCCGCCTGCGTCAGCCGGAACCGGTCGATCCGCCCCCGCTCCACGGGCTCCGAGCCTGCGCCAAGCAGCCGCTGGTCGATCACCCGGCCCAGCGTCGCGCCCACCGCGCGGCCCACCACCGCGCCGGTCAGGCCCAGCACCGTCCCCGAGGCCATGCCACCGATGGCCGCGCCCGCAGCCGAAAGCAGGATCGTCGCCATGCCCTTACATCCTTTCCGGAAACGCGAAGCGCGCCACGATCCGCCGCGCCCAGGGCGGCGTCAGCGCGTTTTCCACAACCCCACGCCCCGAATAGGCATGGATGAACCGCGGCGCGGCCCCCGCCACGGATTGCACCCCCAGATGCTTGGCCACCCCGCCATCGCGCATCCGGAACAGGATCACATCGCCCGGCACCGCCTCGGCCAAGGGCCGCGCCACCAGATGCCGCCGCGCCGCCAGCCACAGCCGCTCCTCGCCCGAGGTCTCGGACCAATCCGCCGTGTAGGCGGGCACCGCCTCAGGCTCCCGCCCATAAAGATCACGCCAAAGACCGCGCAGCAGGCCCAGACAATCGCACCCCGCCCCTCGGCAACTGGCCTGGTGCACATAGGGCGTGCCGATCCAGCCCAGCGCGGCCTCCACCACCGCGCTCACCGCCGGCTGCCCCCGTCGCGCGCCGAGACACGGGCCGGATGGGCCACCATCCAATCCTCGCCCGGCAGATCGGGAAAGCCGCGGAAATTCAGCAGGTTCACGAACTTCAACCGACAGGTCTCCATCCGCTTGTCGCAGCCCGCGGTGATCCTGACACGATCCCCCACGGCCAGTTCCGCCCGCAGCCTGTCCCACAGCTCCACGCGCCTCAGGCCCCCCTCCGGCCGGTCGATCTTGATCGCCCCCTCCAGCCCCGCGGCGGCCCCATCCAGCACCACGCAGCGCCCCCGCTCGAACCAGCGCGGCTCGAACCCCTCGAGCCCCTCCAGCCACAGAACCCGCGCCCCCTCCAGCGCGGCAATCGACACCTCCGCCGAATAGCCAGGCGCAGACAGGTCCACCCCGCAGTCAGCATCCCCCAGCACCGCCGCACAGCTGCGCTGATAGACCCGGCCCGTGGGCACGTTCATCCGCTCCGCCAGCCCGCGCAGCTCGGCAGTAAAGGCCCCGCCAGACCGCTCCAGCTCGCCCAGCGACCCGCGGAACTGCAGCACCCGGTTCTCGGGCGCCGCCCATTGCACCAGCCACGCCTCGACCGCCGCGCCGTCATAGCGGCCAGCCGCGATATCCGCCTCGGTGATCGCCGCGTCGCTCAAGGCCCCCACCGCCTCGGTATTGTCCACCGACAGGCCCGTGGTCTGCATCAGCGCCGCCGCCGACAGACCGCTTTCCGGGCGAAACTCGACCCCCTCGAAGCTCAAGGGCCGGTCATGGTCGGTAAACCCGAAGGCAACCCCATCCCCGCGCACCAGCTTCCAGCAGCGGCACACCCCCGTCGTGCCGCCCGCGAGATGGGCATCCAGCCCCGCAGCCCCGCTCACAGCCGGATCTCCACGACCGGCACGTTCGGCACCTCGCCCGCCTGGAAACTCGCGACCGAGGTCTGGATCACGTCCGTGTCGAAGCGCACCGGCACGTCGAACTCGAACCCCGCCGTGATGACCTCGCCCGCATCGGGCGGCTCGGCGAAGATCACCTCGCCCGTCGCCACGTCCAGCTCGAAATCCACGCCCAGCACCTGCTCGTCGGTCGAGATCCCGACCAGAACCGTTCCCGCCACGGGCTTGGTCACCGGCCGCTCGTAAACATGCTCCCCCGAGCGATACGTCTTGGACAGACCGAACACCCGGCGCTGCCCATCCGCCACCGCGATCTCCTGATCCCGATAGTCGGGCGTGGCTGAAGGCAGGCAGCTCTTGAAATCCGACCAGTCCTTCCAGCGGAACCCGTAAAGCTGCCCGCGCCGCGCCTCGAAGAACGCGATCAGCACCGCGATATCGTCGAGCGAGCGCAGCGAAACCCCTGCGTCATACCGCCTGCGCGACTGCGCCCAGGGCGTGTTGCGCTCCTCGAACCCGTTGGTCAGCGCCACCACCTCGGTGCGTCGCTCCGGCCCCCCGACCGAGCCGAAGCTCAGGTTGGCGGGAAAGCGAACCTCGTGAAATCCCATGTCCCTGCCCCCTCAGCGGTTGCGCTGCCCGCGCGCCAGAACCCGGCCCATCTGGGCCGCGATCTGCGTCTGGCTGCGCTGGAAGCCCTGCACATCGGGCGTCGTGATGTTCATCACCACCTGCACCGGCGCGCCCCCGCCCGCCGCGGCGACACCCAGCCGCCCGTCAGGCCCGCGGCGCAGCGGCATGATCGCCTCCGGCCCCGCCTCGCCCATCAGCCCCATGCCGCCCCGCATCGGAAAGGGCGTCGGCCCCTGCACCACGCCCCCCCGCGCAAAGGGCATCACCCGCCCCTGCGAGATCGCGCCGCCCTTCTGAAAGGGCAGGATGCCGCTCACCAAGCTGTTGATCCCATTCGCGACAAAGCCGCCCAAGGCGTTCTGCACGGGCCGCATCGCGGTGTTGTAGGCCGCGTCCACCATGCTGCGCGCCACCGTCCTGAGCGCATCCGACAGCCGCATCCCGTCGAACACCACCCCGTCGAACGCGCGCCGCAAGCCGCCCCCGATCGCGCGGCTCATCCCCTGAACCTCGCGCCCGGTATACAGCATCGTCTCCTGCATCCCCCGCAGCTCCGACTGGAAGGCCGCCGCCATGCTCGTCGCCCCCGACAGGCTCACCTCCAGCTCGGCGATCTGCGCCTCCAGCGCCGCCATGCCCTCATCCGTCTCGGCCATCGCCGCTCTCCTTCGTGGTCACATCGGGAAACCGGGCCGCCAGCGCTTCCAGCCGGTCGCGCCCCATCGGGGCGGCGCCATCGCCCTCGCCCAGCATCATCAGCAGTTCCGCGGGCGTCAGCGCCCAGAACACCGCGGGGGCAAGCCCCAGCCCCTGCAGCCCCGCCCGCATCAGCGCGGGCCAGTCGAAGCCCGCGCTCATTCCGGCACCCGGAACGCCAGCGCGAGCAGCCGTGCCGCCACCCGCGCCGCCTCCAGCGGCCCGCCCTCGATCTCGGCCGACAGAAGGTCGGGCAGGTCGCCCTCCCATCCGCCGCCCCTCAGCCCCGCGCAAACCAGCATCAGGACGTCCCGCGCCCGCAGGGCGTCGCCCTCGAACCGCGCCACGAGATCGGCCAGGCTGTCGGCCTCCAGCCGCGCCTCCAGCTCGGCCAGCGCGCCCAGCGTCAGCTTGGCACGCCGCCGCTCGCCATCGACGACCAGCACCACCTCGCCCGCCCAGGGGTTCGCGCCCGCAGCCATCCCTCAGATCGCCGTGAAGACCAGCGCACCGGCCGAGGCCATCGACATCTCGTAGGTCGCCTCGCCGTCATGCGTGCCGGCGTATTCGATGCCCGTGATCTGGAACGCGCCCTCGACGATGCCGAAATCCGGGATCACCACCTGGAACCCCGGCGTCGCCCCGTCGAAGAAGATCTGCCGCGCACGCTCGTCCGTCGCCGCATCCCGGAAGATGCCCGAGCCCGAGATCGCCGCCGATTTCACGCCCGCGCCCGCCAGCAGCTCCCGCCAGCCCCCGGCAGACTCAAGGCTCGTCACATCCACCTGTTCCGCGTTGAAGCTCAGCCGCGTGGCCCGCAGCCCCGCCAGCGTCTCGAACACGCCATTCCCGTCCATGTCGACCTTCACCAAAAGGTCCTTGCCGCTCTGCGCCGCCATTTCCAAACTCCAATATTGTCAGTCAGTTGCCAGACGACGCTCACGCGTCCTGATCCACGCGGGCGCGAAACCACAGCTCGATCTCCCGCCCGCCAGTGACCCGGCGGGCGCGCGCCCGCTGGAACGCGAGGCTCACCAGCCGCCCCCGCGACAGGCTCAACGCCGCCCCGTCCAACGCGTCCGAGATCGCGGCGGCCAGGGCCTTCGCCCCGCCAAAACCCGCGCCTTCGCTCACCACCGTGACCGGGAACAGGTGCACCGCACCCCCTGCCGTCCCGTCCGAGACATCGCGCACCCGCTCGGGCCCCAGCGCCACGTAAAGCGGCGGAACCGGACCGGGCGGAAGCGCGTCATGGATCGCGCCCCCCGAAAGGTAGGCCACCGCCGTATCCCCCGTCAGCGCCGCGAAA